AATACAGGTTCACCTATTCGCCTTAGATCTTGGCAGGAACAGTTGTTGCAGGAAACGCTTGAACTTGATGAGCAGGGGCTGTTCAAGAAAAGGACTGCTCTTTGGGGGATGGCTAGGAAGAATGGAAAGAGCGCTTTAGTTACAGGTTTGGGTTTGTGGTTTTTGTTTAATGGTGATGATGGTGGTGAAGTTTATTCTTGTGCAGCTGAGAAGGAGCAGGCAAGAATTACGTTTGGTGATGCTCGCAAGATTATTGAGCGTGAACCTGAGCTTGCTGGTATTTGCAACATTTATAGGGATGTTATTGAAGTGCCTTCTACAGGTTCTATTTGGCGTGTTTTGAGTGCTGAAGCGTATTCTAAGGAAGGTTTGAACCCTAGTTTTGTTGTTATGGATGAGTGTCATGCTTTGCCTAATCGTGAGTTGTGGGATGTTATGCAACTTGCTCAGGCTTCTAGGAAGCAGCCGATGATGTTGGCAACTACTACTTGTGGTGTAAAGACTGATAGTTCTGGGCAGGATAGCACTGCTTATCAGTTGTATCAGTATGGGCAGAAGGTTGCTAGGGGTGAGATTGATGACCCTAACTTTTATATGGCTTGGTGGCAGGCAGAGTTGGATGCAGATCATAAGTTGGAAAGCACTTGGATTGCAGCTAATCCTGGTTATGGTGATTTGAACTCTAAAGCCGATTTTGAGTCTATGGTTAAAAGGACTCCTGAAGCAGAGTTTAGAACTAAGCGTTGCAATCAGTGGGTAAGCAGTCAGAACAGTTGGTTGCCTGCAGGTTTGTGGGATTCGTTACAAGCTGACGTAGTTGTTGATGATTTTGCTGATGTTGTTTTGGGTGTTGATGGTTCGTTTAATGGTGATACGACTGCGATTGTGGCTGTAACTGTGCCTAAGAGCAAGGAAGATAAGCCGCATGTTTGGTTGGTGAAGGCTTGGGAGAAGCAGGCTAATGACCCTGATGATTGGAGAGTGGACACGCTTGAAGTGGAGCAGACCATTATTGAGTTTGCTCAGAAGCATCCGAATACTAAAGAGATTGCGTTTGACCCTTTTCGCTGGCAACGGACTATGCAGGCTTTGATGGATTTGGGTTTGCCTATTGTTGAGTATCCTTCAACAAGTGCTAGGCGTATGGTTGGGGCTTGCGCTAAAGTGTATGACTCTGTGACTGAAGCGACTTTGACTCATGATGGTGATCCGTTGCTTGCCAGGCATATTGATAACTGTAAGTTGAAGATAGATAACTTAGGGCCGAGAATTGTCAAGGAGTCTAGGGCTTCTTCTCGCCGTATTGACGCTGCAGTGGCTTTTGTTATCGCTTATGACCGAGCTACAAGTAAGATTGATAGTGATATAGTTCCTGAGTTCTTTTCGTTTTAAGGATGAGTTTGCTACCTACGATTTTGCAGGCATTTGGTATAGCTGTTGTGGCTTTCGGTGCTGGTTTGATTTTTGTTCCTGCAGGTGTTGTGCTTGCTGGTGTTGGTGTGTTGTTGTTTGGTTTGGCTTTAGATAAAGGCGATAAGTGATGCTTCGTAATCTTGCAGGTGAGTCTAGGGCTATCTCGTTTCAGAGTTTGTGGGGTGCAGGTGATCTGACTTCTTATGAAACTCAGTCTGCAGCGTATGTTGATTACAACACTTCGTTGACTGTGAACGCTGTGTGGGCTTGTGTGTCTTTGATTTCTGACACTGTTTCGGCGTTGCCTGTTGATACTTATATTAGGCGTGATGGTATTGCTTTCCCTTATAGACCTAAGCCTGCTTGGGTTTCTAAACCTGATGTTGCTATTCCTAGTGTTGCGTTTTGGCAGCAAACGATGATTAGCCTTCTTGTTGATGGTAATGCTTTTGTGCGTTTGTTCAGGGACTCTAAGGGTGAAATCATAAACATGGTTGTTTTGAATCCTTTGAATGTTCAGGTTAGCCGTAATGCTTTGGGGCAAAAGTTTTACACTTCTACTGTTGAAGGTAACAAGGTTTTATCTGGTGATGAGATGCTTCACATTTCGGGTTCTATTATTATGCCTGGCGAGTTTAGGGGTAAGTCACCGATTGATACTTTGCGTGAAAACATAGGACTTGCTATTAGTCTTGAAAGTTTTGCAGCTCGTTTCTTTGGGCAGGGAACTACACAGAATGGTGTGATTGAATACCCTGGTGCGTTGACCGCTGAACAGGCTGAGAACTTGTCTAAGAGTTTTGACAGACAGCATAAGGGTTTCCGTAAGGCACATAAGACAGGTATTTTGTCTGGTGGTGCTACTTTCAAACCGACTATGGTTGCTAACGATCAGGCACAGATGCTTGACTCTAGGCGTTTGGCTGTTGAAGATGTTGCGAGAGCGTATCGTGTCCCTACAGACATGATTGGTTTAAATAATGGTGGGCAGAGTTACAATTCTGTGGAAGCTAAGAACATTGCCTTTTTGACTCATACGCTTAGACCCTGGTTGGCGAAACTTGAAGATGCTTTCTCTACTTTGCTACCTGATACAGCGTTTCTTGCGTTTAGCACTGATGATCTGTTGCGTGGCGATTATGCTACCCGCATTGAAGGTTATGCGAAGCTGTTGCAGAATGGTGTGATGTCTGCTAATGAAGTGCGCCGTAAAGAGAACATGCGCCCTGTTGATGGTGGTGACATTGTTCGTGTTCCTTTGACTAACGTAAACATTTCGGCTGCTTCTTTGACTGAAGATGAAACTAAGGTTGCTATGGCGCAAAAACTTATTGGACTTGGCTTTGTGCCTGAAGATGTTTTGAAGAGTCTAGGTTTATCGCCGATTGCTCATACCGGTTTGCCTACAGTGCAACTACAAAATCCGACTACTGTCCCTGCAGGCAGTTATGAAACAGGTGCTTGATGGCTGTTGCTGCTGGTTCTTACTCTCCGCCTGAAGGTGTGGCTGTAGCTGCTAAAAGGGCTTTGCAGTGGGTGAATGGTTTATCTGATTCGGCTGGTGTTCGTGATGCAGATAAAATTGATGTTAGACAAATGGAAGGTTATGTTTTGACTGAATTACAGGATAAGGCTTACAGTCTAAAAGGCCATGCTTTAGAAACTATTGCTGCGCTTGCTGAAACTGTTTATGAGTTGTGTGAACTTGTTGATGAACTTGCTGTCAGTGAGATGCCTGTTCAAGATGTTGTTGACCCTGCAATAGATCCTGCAGTTGACCCTTCGGCTGTGCAGGAAGATAGTGTGCGTTTTGTTGAACCTTCTAAGGTTGCAGAGTTGCATGAACGTGGGGAGCGTGTAATGTCTGGTATTGAAAGACGTGAAGCAGTTTTGCATGATTTAGAGATTCGTGCTGAAGGTGATGGTATGACTTTGCGTGGTTATGCAGCTGTATTCAATAGTCCTTCTCAGCCGTTGCCTTTTATTGAAACTATTGAACCTGGTGCGTTTAGAGCTTCTTTGGAGTCTAAGAATGACATCAAACTTTTGTGGAATCATGACACTAGTGTTGTGTTGGGTTCTACTCGTGCAGGCACTTTGCGTTTGATTGAAGATACTCGTGGTTTGCTTGTTGAAGCCGATTTGCCAGAAACTCAGGCAGGTAAAGATGCTGCAATCTCAATTCAGCGTGGCGATGTGACGGCGTTTAGTTTTGGTTTCCGTATCCCTGCAGGTGGCGATGAGTGGGCTTCTGCTTCTGAACGTGTTTTGAAGCGTGTCAATGTGCATGAAGTTTCTGTGGGTGTGGCTTTCCCTGCCTATACTGCCACTGATGGAACTGCTAATGTTAGATCTATGACTGAACTATCTGAAAAGATTTTGAAGCTCGCTGAGATTCGTGGGGTAAGTGCTGAAGAACTGACTGACGCTTTGTTGGCGTTAGAGTCTGGCGATGAACTTACTGAACGTCAGGGCGAACTGTTGACAGACACTTTAGGTAAGGTTCTGAAGAAAGACCCTGAAGTTACTAATCCACAGGCTTTGCTAGATCTGAAGAAGAAGCAACTAGATTTGTTGATGTCAAGGGTATAATAAGTTTACGCCTACTCCTCTCGTAGGTTAAAAAAGAACACTAGTTCTTTCCCCCTGATTTGTCCCAGGGGGTTTTCTTTTAGCGTGTATAAACATGTTGTATAGACTTAAGTTGTTAGTGGCTGTGTATCACCCTGGCAGGGTTCTGTGAGTGTATCTCTAAACCTAAAATCCCCCCTTATTTATTTATGTTCTTGAAAGGAACAAACCTATGAGCGAATTTATCGCAAAGCAGGTTGATGCTAAGGCTAAAGCATGGCACGAAGCTAAGGAACTGATTGATTCAGTTGAAGCTCGTGGCGGATCTTGGTCAGGCGAAGACGAAGCAAAGTATGCTTCTCTAACCGCAGACATCAACAAAAGAAATGAACTAATCGAGCTCGAGCAGCGTGAAGCTAAAGTTGCCGAAGCAATGCAGTCAGCAACAGTTGACTTTGCAGGTGCTAATGCACAAAATGGCGATGCAGAGATTCTTCGCAAGATGGCGTTGGGTGAAGTTCGTGGTCACGAATTCAAGTTTGAAAATCGTGCTATGACAGGCTCTACAACAGGCGCTCCTGTGCCTACTTCCTTTGCATCCTTTATCGTGGAAGTTGCTCGTCTTGTAAACCCATTGCTAGAGTATGCAACAGTTCTAAACACTACTGGTGGCGAGAACTTGCAGATTCCTTCTCAGGCTGGTTACTCTACTGCAACTATCGTTGCTCAGGGTGGAACGATTACAGAATCACTTCCGACCTTCAATGCTTTTACGACACTATCGGCATACAAGTTCAGTTCATTGGCGCAACTGTCATCAGAATTGATCGCTGACTCTGGCGTAAACATAGTTGAATTTTTGGCAAATCAGTTTGGCAATGCGCTAGGTTACGCCATCGCCGACAAGATTGTTAACGGAACTGGAACTGTTGAGCCTACAGGTTTCTTGCCTGTTGCTGGAACTGGTGTAACTGGTGCTACTGGTGTAACTGGTGCTTTCACTGCAGATTCTGTCATTGACTTGATTTACAGCCTTGATGGTTCACTTCGCAACCGCCCTTCATTCGCAATGCTAGCAAACAGCACTTCTGTTGCAGCTCTGCGTAAGCTAAAGGACACTGCAGGTAACTATGTATTCCAGGTTGGAGATTCAAAGGATCGCCGTGACCT